ACCCAGGATCTCATCATAGTCATAAATGCGTTTTCCGTCCCCTCCGATTGTTGCGTTATATCCATCCGCATATGTAGACAGCTTATCTATCCAATACTTTTCACGTTCCTCTGGAGCATCAGTCTCCTCAATTAAAGAAACATGAAAATGCTCAGATCCATACTTTCTCATTGCGGCATATAACGGACGATTTTCATAACAACGGCGACGCGCATCTCTACAATGTTCCTTAAACCGTTTGTTGATATCTCCTTCGGTTTTACCAACATACAGCTTATTGTTGACGTCATTTTCAATCTTGTAAATGTAGGCCATTTTCATTCCTCTTATGTTAGCTATTAGTTCATAACAGGGTTAACCACGTGAAGGTTGCTAACTCTAACCC